ACGTTCGACTCCGTTCGAACACGCCCTCGCGCCTCTCTGTGCGCGCAATCCCGGGCTGAATCCTGAACCCTGACCGGTCTACTTCAGACAAGTAAACCCGGACTGGTTCTGACGAGCGCCGCAGGTGCTGTGACTGCTCCTGTTGCGAGAATGGCTGCCGTTACTGCTGCGGTCGCCAAATTGGCCGTTGTAACCGCCCCGGATGCGATAGCGGATGTTGTGACGGCATTGGCTGCCAGTTTCGTACTGTCTACAGCGCTTGCCGCAATCAAAGCGTTTGTGACAGCCGCAGACTGAATATTGGATGTTGCTACCGCTGCGGCAGCCAGAGCGGCATTATTGACTGCTCCGGCGGCTATAAGTGTCGATGTAATGGCACCCGGATTGATTGCGGCTGTAGTTACCGCAGCATTGGCAAGCTGTGTTGCAGTGACGCTTCCAGGTCCCATGTCGATTGTGGCGATCAGGACGGTAGCGCATGTGTACTGGCTGCTGACATTCAATCCCGTCTTGCCAAACAAGTCATATGGTGATAGGTAAAAGTAGTATGTCGTTCCAGCGGTCAATCCAGTAATTAGTGCTTGGTTATTGAGCTTCGTATCCACCAGCAATGGTGACGAACCTGCTGACAAGGCTTCGTTGGATGAGCCGTAGATCAGACATCCTGCATAGTCGGTATCCGTTGGTGCATCGAAGGAAACCGCGATTGAGGTGCCGACCATGCCCTGGAATGTGATTCCCGTTGGTATCGCTGGTGGTGGATTCGAGACTGCCAATGAGGCAGTCGTTGGCGATAACTGGTTCTGCTGACCCCTTGCCGTAACCGCCAATGTGAACGCACGAACTGGCGTGCCATCCCCATCCTCTGAGTTCATCTCAAAGGTGTATGTGTAGTTGGTGTTTTGCGTGTAGTCGGTTCTTCGAACACTTCCAGATGTATTTAAGACTTGAACCTGGTAGTCCAAGAAGTATGGGTTCGTACTTCCGGAGTCACCACCATATGGCTCACTACCGACCTCTGGTGCATTGGCTGCTGTGATTCTCCACTGAAACTTTGCGTCCTGTCCGGTGAACTGACTTCCTGTTGTGCCGACAAGCTGCAAGCCAGTGACAGTAGGCAATAATGCAGATACGTTGTCTGGTGATTGAGTTGTTGCGCCGAGCATCGTGTAGCTGGCGGTCACAGGTGTATAGTTCAGTGCGACTTCTGCCAGCGAGATTGGTGTCAGAATCACATTGATTGTGGTTGGCGTTGTGAACGTCTGAGAATACTGCTGAGAGTAAATGTTTCCTTCGTTCACATAGGCTGATGCACCAGCCTGTAATTGAAGTTTTGCAGCGACGATATTGCCGACGAACAACCAACTGATAGTTACCGTTATTTCGCCAGTCTGAAGATTTGTATGCTCGGTGAACTTAACGTTTGTGATTGATCCTTCGTCTTGGTTCAGTAGACTTGGCGAGTTGTATATCCAATCTGGGTTTGTTGCCGAATCGTAATAAGCTGCGACTTCATCACGGCAAGTAAGCTTGACCCAGTTGTCGTTGTTCCCTTGTGGCTCTACCGCGACCACCTTCAATGTTCGTCCTGGCGTCTCCGCTGGATCGAACTGGTAGATATAGTCGACAACCGCATTATTGGTATCGGTGTATGGATTGATTGCTAACGGCGTGGTCAACTGGACGGTGTTCGTTGTACCTGCTGCCTTTACTACCTCGATGGTTTCAATTGTTCCATCTGGATGACGAACACTGATATATGGCTGCGTTGCTTCGGAGATTGTGATTTCACGATCAAGGATCAGTACGCTTGCCGAACCACTTCCATTGCCAAGTCGTCCTGATATGCTCCAACTGGTAAGGTCGTGGGATACTTGAATGACATCGCCACGGTTACAGACAAGACCTTCGATATCTGTTTCGAACTGTGTTGTTCTTCGGAACAGTGTCTGTGCCGCTGCCTGAAGGTTTGCTTCTTGTGCTGCCTGTGTTTTGCTTGTAATACCTGGAATCTGAATCGTGCTTGAGAACTCTGGGCTTGTTACACCAGGAACAATTGCGCTGACGACATCCTGTGCGTACTTGAGGTCTGGATTGATGAACTGGACGTTAACCTGCTGTGCAAGCTGATCTGATGTATAGTTAATCTGGAATGAACCGGCCTTGATGTTGCTCATGCCGAACATCTGGCTTACTGGTAATCCTTCCTGATCGTAGACGACACCAAGGACGCCCTTGCTCCATGTTGGAGTTCCACGACCGACACGAGCGATCATCCGCAATACATCCGTAACAACCAGGGCATCACCAAGGATGTAATTGAAGGCTAAGGCGTTTGCATCACACCATCCTGCCCATTCAATAATTCCCTCAATGTCAATTTGGCTGTCTTCTAATCCTGCACCTAAAATACGTACACCATTTTCGTCTGATAGTCCTCGTGCGAACCATAAGTACCACCATGCTGGATTGCTTGTTGTTGTTGTTGACCAGGTAGACGTTGTTGAGTTGTAGACTGGGCACTTAGCCGAGACCAATGCCTGAAGCTGAGAGATTGTTCCATTCAGTTGAGACGTTGCCTCAATCTTGACAGCTAATCTGGTTTGCCCGGAATAGTCTGTCGTATCGGGTTGATAGCTTCGAAGCTGTGTCCAGGTGGTATCTGCATAGTGAGTCGTGTCGTCAATATCGTTTGTAAGACGCGTGAGGCGAATATCGTATTGACCGGCTGCTGGAAGCTGCGCTGTGAATGATTCGTAATATGGACTTGAGTTGTCGTTGGTTAGCGTCCAAACATTCTGTGTAGCGTATGTAGAATAATTACCACGGTTGTAGTTGTAGTACGTTCCGTTCTCGATCTCTCCTTGGGTTTTAGGGATAAGATCCGACCATTCTGTATCCGTGGTTAGCTTGTATTGTGGATAGATGGTGACACTTTCGCTTCCAAGGCTTCCATCGCTATTCGACATGAAAAGGGTTGCTTCAATGTCAATACCTACAGACGTACAATTTACCGCTGTCGTTCTAGTGATTGCGCCACCGGCTTGTGTAAGTGTTGCTCCAGCCGTAACAACCACATCTGCTGGGAATAGAGTCAAGGCGCCGTTTGTGCTCCATTGAATAGTGACATTGTTGAACTCTGAGACTGGAGAGCCACCAATAGCCAACGTACCAATTTCAAGGTCGCTATATCCCCAGTTGAAGATTTCGTATAAGAACTGGTCATTACCTTCGTAGACGATATATGGATTGGCTCCCACGTCTGGTGCCATAAGGTATGTACCGAAAACGATAGGCATTGGCTGTCCGAGTCTGATTTGATTCGAACTGCCTGTAATTGAATATGTCTGCCCTGTTGCTGATGAATTGGTATTAAACGAAGGACCTAAGAAGTGATTGATTAGCAATGAGCCAACAATCATTACGGCGGCACCGGCGACAGCTCCCCATCCAGCTCCCCATGCCGCTGCGGCCGCACCAGCCGTGAAATACGAAGCGACGGCTACAACGATTAGGGCAAGGATTGACCATACGTTTGAGCCATGTCCGCCTTTGACCAATGCCTTGACTGCAATAAGATCATGACGCCCGACAATCGTGGTATCGAAATCCTCCGGTCTTACAATCTGATCGTTTAGGAATACGGCTGTGGTGTCGAGTGCACCAGCAAGATTGATATCAAATGCCTTGAGTACTTCGGAGATACTCTTACCGGCTTGTTCATCTTCTAATGTGAATACTTCTCTTCCATTAGTTGGAAAGAGTGGGTTCTTCGTCCTTACAATTTGTGCCATTTAGTGGGTCATCCTTGATCTGTTGCACTTCTTTCTTGAGGCGGTAATATCCTTCTACTTGTAGTGTGTATTTATTGACATCCTTCGCTTTCTGAAGGATTACACCGACTCGTTCGAGGTTGTGAAGGATGTAGTTTCGGCCATCGAGAACCACAAAGACCCCAACATGATTTAGATTTCTACCGTTTGCCATCAAGACGACATCGCCATCTCTTGGCGTTTCCACCTTCTCGAATAGGCTGAATACGTAATCTTTGATGGTGTCGTTGTAGTTGTTTCCACGTTCGTAATAAGCACGAGTTGAAGGCACTGCGACTTGCTTGCCGTAGTGTTCTCGCATGACAAGCATTACCATTTCGGCACAGTCAAATCGGTTTGTATGTTCGCGACCAATGTAATCGTTCGTCCAGTGCGCCATTAGTAAAGACCAGGCGCTAGCTGTGGTGAGTAGGTGCGATTGGTTGCCGACAACTGCGCAAGATTGTTATATGCCAACGTTCCCGAGACAGACTTATTGTTCGCACTAATGTTGATAAGATTGAGAGTCATTGACCATTCAATGTTGTCAGGATTTGATAGCAGGGCGGATTGAATCGTTACGGTTGTTCCTGGTGCGCCATTCGACACTTCCAACCATTCCATCAAGTCTTGGCTAACGTTATCAATCGATAGTGTTGCTGTTGGATCGCCCGTTTGAGGATCGCTTGGCAGCGTGATGTTGAAACCAAGACCAATGTATGTGATTCCATTGGAGATGAGATTGGCCTTGTCGTTGACCACGTAGATTGGTTCTTCTAATGCTGCCTGATTGATAATGAGCATGATGACCGTCTGTTCTGCTGAACTGACCGCGTTGACTACCTTCTTGAAATTGGAGCTATACGCTGGCATTACAAGCTCCCGTTGTTGGAAGCCGTTTCGATGATGAATTGGACGGTCCAGTAATTCATTGTTGCGGAAGATGGTTCACCTACATTGATCTGGCCGTTTACGATTCGACCATCCTTTGTGACACCATCAGCGGGGTCTACCCAGTTGAATGCTAATGATCCCATTCCTGCCGTGTTGTAGAACCAGTTTCGGAATGCGGTATATTCAGTATTGCTGAATAGGTATGTCACGGAGTTTTGTTCGTAGGTATACGATGCCCAAGGACGTTGCTTTGCTGGACCTGATTCCATATCAGTACGTAGAACGACTGGTGCTGGGATTTTCGAGTAGCTATTTCCTGTCAGAAGAACGCCACCGCTGTAAAAGTTGATTGATGCCATATGCTCACTCCTTGTGCCTATTTATGGCTTACAAGTACGATTTCGTGTTGAGGCCGAACTTACTTTGCATACCCTGACTCATTGGACCGCCTGTTCTCATATCATCCATGACAATCTGAATTACGTAGTCCTTGCCGCTCATAGTTGGAGTAGCCGACTTGACTTGCTGGGCTGTTCCGTTGTTTGTAACCTGGATATGGACATTTCCTGCCGCTCCACCACCACCTAATGCGCTGTTGGATACAATGTTTCCACCGACGTTTGGTACGAACATTTCAGGTCCACGTTCACCGACTGGGATAGGGACACCTGCCTGTACGGTTCCACCACCTGCGAATCCCGTTGCTGCGCCTGCTGCACTTCCTGATTCCATAGCTGCTGCTAATGCTGAGGCCGCCTCGGTTAGTGTTGCTGCTGATGTTTCTGCTGCTGTCGTTCAAGTAGTCGCCGCTGTAGTTGCTGCTGCGGTCGTTGTAGCTGCCGCCGTTGTAGCCGCAGTTGTTGTTGTCGTTGCTGCGGTCGTCGCTGCTGTTGTGGCTGCTGATGCTCCACCAACATTGCCCATACCCAAAGCACTGGTAAGTCCCGCTGGAAGATTCTGCATCATCGTAGAGATGTATTTCTGTAGCTGCATCTTGACCAGTTCGCTAACAACCTGCTCCACGAACTGAGATATGTTTGCCTTTCCGGTCAATAGGAACTGTGTCAACGTTGAAGCCATGCTGGAGAATGTACTCGACCAGAACTGTTGCATTTCTAGAGTCGTGTTCTGCCAACTGATGAGTAGTGCAGCCGCTGGGTTAGCTTGTAGTACCTGCTTAGCGGTAGTCTGAGCTTGTACGGCTTCTAAGTTCGCATACTTGGCTTTGACTGTGGCTACCTGTGCTTCATACGTTTCTTGTGCAATCTCTTTCTTGTTAAGTGACTCTTGGAGATCGGCGAGTTCCTTGTCCATTTGAGCCTTCTCTTCTTGAATTTTGAGATCCCCTTCCGCCTGTGCTCTCTTGGCTGGATCTTCAATCATCGCAATCTTGGCGTCTGCGGCTTCCTTGTCGATCTGCGCCATCTGTTCGTTGAATGCTTTTTCGTTCGCCAGTTGTTGCTCTTGTGCAACCTGCTGCGCCTTTGTGCTGGAGTCCTGTGTAATGGCGGCTGATGAAGTCTTGAACTGTGATGTTAGTGCAGCTGTCTTGCCAGCCTTATCTCCGGCTGATAGCTTTTGGAATTCCGGGCTGTTTAGGTAGTCATCTAGCTGCTTTTTCAGTTCAGCAATCTTGGCCTGACCATCTGCAATAATCTTGTCGCTGGCAGACATATTGGCATTGACATCTGCATTTGTTTGAGCATCAGTCAATGCCTTCATTTCGGTATTAAACTTCGTTTGCTCGTCTAGGATTTGTTGGTTTCTTACCTGAGCCGCATGGACCTTCGCTTCGTTCTGCACATCCGATATAGTCTTGTCGTATTGATCGCCTAACTTCTTCTGTGCCTCTGGGTCGTCATGGAGTGCCGCAACCTGCTTTTTCTTTTCTTCAAGGAGGCGTGTTGTTTCAAGCTGTGATTCCGCAATGATCTTGTCGGCTTCATTCTTCATCGTCGCAATGCGCGCTTCCGCTCCCTTCTGATCCAACGAACTTAGTTCTTCCTGAAGGTGTTGTTCGTCATCGATCTGTTGCTGTGTTTTTGCCTTACCTACATTGCCACCAGTAGTGACGCCTTCCTTGTTGGCATCACCTTTGTTCTTTGGCATTATCTTTTCTGCATCGTCGTACATGCCTGCTTGTGCGAGTTCCCCAGCTGCGATATATCCCATCCACGTATCGAACCATCCCTTTGCAGACTTTTTGTTCTCTTGCATAGCTGCATCCCAACCAGCGGCTATCTTTGCCGGATCGGTTTCACCAGATAGGATTGCGAAGTTGTGCATCTTTGTTGCAAGATCGTCAGCGGAGTTCTCAACCATAACGATCGCCTTACGTGCAGAATCCGCATCCGCAGGATCGAGACCGAGAGATTTGATCAGGTTGAACTTGGCTTGATCGAGATGACCGAACCCATCATGGGCACCGGCAATCTGCATTGATAACGCCTTCATTGCTGTTGTCATTGCCTCGATTTGCTCGATCGGCATCTTCAACTGGGCACTTTCCTCACCCAACATACGCTGCTCTTCAATATATTGTTTCGTGAGCTCGTATAACGTACCAAGGACGGCAATTGCTGCTGTAATGGCAATCAGTGCCGGACCACCAAGCGACGAAGCGAAAGTGACCATGATGGCTCTTAATGCATCCATTGCTCCACCAGTACCATCTGCACTGGCTCTTAATAGATTCATGGACTCACGGAGTTCGCGACGACTGCCTGTCTCTCCCATTGCTTCACCAAGTTCTTTGGTGGACTTGCCCATCTTGTCAGCAGCATCACCGGCGGTAGCCATAGAGGCCGCGGTTTGAGACATTCCAGATTGAACGTCCTTACTGAATCCTGCGATTGAGGTTTTGGCTTGGTTGATATCGGTCGTTAGTTTCGAGGTATCGACTGCAATACCAACGACAATGCCGTCTGTTGTGTTATCTGCCATTCTTTAGTTCCCTTTCCCGTTCTACCTTTTTCTTGATTTCCGCTAAGACGGCTTTTTCTTCAGATGTAAACGGCTTATGTGTGCCCTTATTTATCGGGTCGTTGGGAATCAGGCGAGCATAACCAGACATCAGCTCACGGACAGTGGATGACCAGAATGTGGAAGGCGACCAGTGGAGTTCAGCGAAAGCTAATCCCATGTAGTCTTCAAACGGAAACTCGTCCGTTGTAGACTCGTCTAGGTCAGTGTTCTTTAGTTTTTTTTAATGCTCTCGCCTGGCATTGTGGCAGCCGTAAGAAAGGTATTGATTGCAACAGTGACTTCGTTCAATCCACCTTCACCCATGTTTCTCTTGAGTTCGGCTTGATCTACTTTCGATTCACCAGCTTTGATTGCTGTTTCAAGAACAAAAAGAGCTTCACGAGCCTTCAAGTGACCAGCGATGACCGATGCCATGAACTGGAATATTGACTTGTCAAGAAACTCTTCAATCTGCGCAAGGCATTCGAAGGTAGGACGAAGAAGATACTTCGTCCCATTGAGCGTTACCTCGACTTCGTTGCGGTACGTATTAGCCATTAGCTATTAGGTACCTGGTGTGTAAGTGATTGCGCCAGAGCTTGCGAATGAAGCTGTGTAGGTTTCCTCGCCGTTGTATGTGCCTGCTCGCTTGTATGATGTAACTGCGAACGAGCCAGTGAATGTGTCGCCGTTGCCGTTGATCCATTTCAAAGGAAGGAATGTGTTTGCGTTAGCAGCGGTAACAAGTGTCTTTTCTTGAGCTGCATCTTCCCAGACACCAGATACTGAAATTGCCATATCCTGAATACCAGCGCCTTGAAGCAATGTCTTCCAGCCAGCGGATGTGATTGTGGTTACATCTACTTGTGAGTTGTTCAATGTCCAATCGACAGAACGTGCTGATGTAAGTGATGAGTAGGTATATGAACCAGGAGAACCAGTTCCGACCTCAACTACGAATAAATTGCCTTTTTGTGCTGCCATGTTCGAACTTCCTTGTTAGCTATGAGTGATTCCTTCACTCTTTTGGTTATGGAGTATTTATGTTGGATTGCAGAAAGCCTTAGCTGTTTTGGACGACTATGCGAAATTTCTGGACTCCATGAAGAGTCAAACCATCAGAATCCTTGAATACTTGCGAGCTTTGAAACCGGGTATTGACGTTCGTGAATGTTGTTTCTGATAACGGGTCAGACAGGGTGAGAGTCTGGTTATGTAGACATTCCATTACCTTGCGCATCATCGTCTTCAAACGGATAGCGGATAGATCTTGGTCCCAACTGTGGATTTGAAGCGTAATGACGCAACCACCAATTCCAACGGTTGAATTATCTACTACGGTCATATCACCAATCGTAACGAATGGAACTGGGAAATCCTTTGGTACTGAATCGAAGACAGGCGCTGGTGATCCCAACGAAGCAATATAGCTATTGGTGGACAGAACTGTATATATGGCTGCTTGGACGGCTACCTGTGGATCAGCAATAATCATTTAGCTCCTGGGATAGCGGCTTTGATATTCGCTACTATCTGTTCTCTGTTTTTGTCAAGTGCCGGATGAATGAATGGCCTTGGTTCCATGTATCTAGTGCCGAACTCATCATAGGCGGCATATTCGAGTCGGCTGCCTACTGCTACCGATAATCCATCCTCGCTTGTCCAGTGCTGTATAGAAGAAACCAATGCGCCGGTATCGGTAGCTGGTGGATCGCCTGGTGAACTCGCTGTATGAGCGATTCCGTGGTGTCTATAGACCCTACCAGTGCCACCTTGTTGAACACTTTGCTTGGCATCTGACTCAATCATTAATGCACCTGCCTGGATTGCCTTCTTGACGCCCGATAGGTCAGCTAGGGCATCCAGCTTCTTCATGACGTTATCCACGCCCTTGATGGTCGTTGTAACGGCGAAACTCATTACGTTGGTCCTGGTGATGCGCCGCCAACTGGATCGCCTTCAACGCAAATGATTTCAAGGTACTTGAGCTTTCCTTCGTCAAGTTGGTTGATGAACTTCACGGCAAACGTGCGTCCACCATACACAAGCACATCGGAGTTATAGACGGTAGTGCTGGCACGAACTATGATTTGATGATAGACAAGACCTTCTGTTCGTTCTGCACGATAGAATTCTTTGCCTTTCCAATCGTTGATTGAACCCCATACGGTTGCTCGCGGTGAGCCATATGAGATGGATAATCCACCGATTCCATCTGGTGTTTCTGTCTTTCCGCAGATATCTATACGACAACGTAGGTCTGCAAGCTGTACCTTTGTCGTGTTTAACGAACTCATCCGATTACCAACTTCCTAAATGGATTGAGCAACATACAAACCAGTGGCGATAGCTCCGTTGCCGTCTCTCTGTTCTCATAGCTTTCTGCGACCATATGACGACATGCCTGAACGATTCCCGCTGGCACTTCGCTGTTGTCAGTTGCTAAGCCATACCCGGCGACATAGGTCACTTCGATGGCATTGATTTCGGCGTAGGTAAGTGGAAATGTGGCGTTCAGTGCATAGACGACTCGGCCACCTGTGAGGTCTACGATATAGTTACTCGCATTCCAGACCGTCTGATTACCTTGGTTGTCAGTCACCTGAATGGATGTGAATGATTGCACTGGTCCATATGGCAACTTGAATCCCCCTGCTGGGAACTCATCCATATTGATCGTCACGGTGTACTGGACAATCAGCCTGTTGATATACTTTTCGGCAACTGAGCGAGAAGACTGGATTAGAGCAGTAACCAAATCGTTATCCGCTCCACCTTGAATCGCATCAACACGAAGGAAGTTCAGTGCATCTTCCAGCACAATTGGCTCGATTCCTGTCTGTGTAAGCGTGATTGAATGAGCCATTATTTGGTTTCTCGATTAGCAGCAACACTCACCTTTCCTTTGGTTGGTGTTACTTTTAGGGTTGGCGTTGCGCCTAGTGCTGCGGTTACAATACCTGCCGCGATAGCGGCAGTTGCTTCAGCGTCTGGCAAATCGAATACGGTGCCGGCTACTCGTTCTACTTGTAGGCTGCCGACGGTTTGCTGGATATGGAATGTTGCTCGTACCTTCATGATCGCTCCTATGTGTTGGAGTATTTATGTAGGCACAAAAGAAAAGGGCTCCGAAGAGCCCTCATCTGTTCATCACGATAACGTTTCAGCTATTAGACTGGAACGGCAAGTGTTACACCTGCGATACCGTTTTCAATGTTTCCACCAACACGCTGACGTGTCTTGAATACAACGGAACCTTCTACTGTGTATGGATCACGTAGCAACATAAGGTTGATACGATTTACGATGCGGTAGAACTTCTGCCAATCAGCAAATGTGATTGCATTAGTTGGGTTGCCTGTTGTTGCAAGCACTGAAGGCATGTCATCAAACTCAACAACTGGGTAGCCAGCCAATGAAGGCGGTTGTCCAGCCTGGTAGTTTGGTTCCCACATATAACGACCGTATGAGTCCTTCAATGTGCGAACTTGTAACATGACCAAACGGTGCATTGCGAATGTGCCGTTTGCACGGTATCCATCACGCAAGCTGTAGATCAAATTGTAGATGTCGTTTGCAACGATTGCTGCTGTGCCACCACCAACGATTGTGTTCAAAGAACCAATTGCTGGAGCATTTGATGCAAGTGGGTTTGCAGCGACGCTCAAGAAGCCTGTTGGCTGACCAGAGCCTGTACCACCGACGAATGCTGCGTTACGAACACGAGCAAGCTTGTCACCCATTGATGTCATCAACTCCGCTTCTGCGTCGAACTGAACGTCCTCAAGCATCTGCAAGCTGATTTGTGGGTTAGCATACAATTCGAATGTTGGAATTGTTACTTCTGTGAATGTGTTTGCATTCGTTGTTGTACGTGTGCCAAGTTCTGAGACCCAACCTGCTGATGCATCGTTGTTGTCAAGAATCTTGGTGTACTGTGTTGAACCACCGATTGTTACTGGAGTTGTTAGACTCTGGATTGGTGATGTTTCTTGGATGATAAGCTCGACAGCCTGTTGAATGACTGTTGGTACGCCGTATCCACCATCTGCTGGTGTTGTGATGTTATAGCCAGCCTTTGTATCCGTAATTAGTGACTTGAATTCGTCGCTATTTGCGAATGACTTGCCTGGTGCGCCGTCCTTCATCCAGCCCTTGAATGCCTTGCGGCTCTTCTCTTCAAATGCTGCCTTTTCTTTTGCTTCGCCGATCATGTCGCCAGCCTTTGATTCGGCTAACTTCAATTTGATGTTCTTCTGCTCTTCCAAAAGGTCAGAGATTGCGTTGTTTAGGTTTGCTGCTGTATCGGTAATCTTCTTGTCGTTCTTTTCTTTGAACTCTTCGAAGGTACGTGCTACGGCATCAATACTTGCCTTTAGTTCTGTACTCATTTTTCCAACTTCCTTGTTGTCAAATGAAGGCTTATTGTGTTTTTAGGGCCTTCATCAGTTGTTCCAATGAGTGCTTCACTTCCTGTGAAAACGGCTCGTCGGATTGTTTCGTGTCGGCGTCAAGTTCAGGTAGGTGCTCGTCTTTGACTAGCGGCGTACCAGTGTCTTGAGGTGACTGCTTGAGATTATTTATGTAGGAGATGACTTTGACTCGATCTTCTTGGGTAAGAGAGTCAAAAAGGTCTTTGAATTCGGAGCGAACCGACGTTACGGTTGCGGCTTCATTTGCTGGGAATGTGACAAGGCTAATCTCGTAAAGCTTTAATTCTTGTAGGTATCGGATGCCTGTCTGATTGTCATAGCTTTCACGGACGGTGCTGAATCCGATTGAGAGACCATTCAAGGCTCCCATTTTCAAAAGTGAGTAGGCTTCTGCACCTTTTTGAACATCAAGAGCGAATTTGCCAGTAACGAATAGACCGTGGTCGTCTTCCGATAAGCTGGTGTAGACACCAATTGGCTGTGTTGAATCGTGCTGCCATAGAAGCGCAACCTTGTCGCCACGCTCACCTAATGTCTTCTGGAAGGCACCTGGTTGGATAATGTCGCCATATGAATCGACGTTTCCGAATACAGAACCGTAGCCGGTGAATGTTCCGTCGTCTCCGACACTCTTTACTTCGAGGGATATTGACTTTCGTTGTAGTTCGCCCTTCTTACTTGCCATTCAGCATCCTTGCTTTATTGTTGTGAGGTTATTTATGCCTCATCATCTGAGACCTGCTCGAAAATGACGGTGCAGCGGCAGTTGATCGCGTTACCGGCGTCTCCATCACCGGGCTGATCGACCTCTTCACCGTCCACGTCAAAAGGTTCATCCATAGCAACTGACTGTCCATCTGCCTCGGCATGTGCTTCACGAGTACGGTCATCATTAGCTGCACACCAGACCTTATTGAGTTCCAGGCCGGTATCCTTCGCAGCCAGTACGGAAGCAACGTTCGCGGCGGCGTGCATTTCCGTGCGGGCAATAACCCAGGCACGACCTTCTGCCATTGCTTGAGCGGTTCGTTCTGTGATGTTGGCGACGATCTGTGCCGTTGTAAGCCCGTTCTCTACACCATCTGCAATGACCGACTTGACGGTATCGACGGTAGTGCTATCAATGTCGTCGATGGTGGACAGCCCTTGCTGCAATATCCATTGCTGTATAGCCTGGTCGAAGACAGATGACTTGATCGAACGATGGATGCGCTCCGAGAATACATTCATGACCATTCGGTAATGAAACTTGAGTGTCGTTAGGAAGACTTGTCGATGTCCAGCCAGGTCCTTTACACTGACATGCTTATGTGCCTCGTAGGCAGCGGCCAGAGTCTTGCCCTGGCTTACAATAATCTTGACGACCTTCTTCTGTAGAGAAGCTTCGAAGTTATGAAGCAGTCGTAACTGTTCGAGCCTGTCTCGCTGACGGACCGCTTTCGGTATTCTTGTCTTCATCAATCATTGCCGGAACCATTCTGTGGTAGGTCTTCTTCTTCATCGTCACCAGGATTGTTCGATGGGTCCTGTGTGGCTTGACCTGTAGTTGGAAGCTCATCGACGACGATTGCCGCCGTCAGTGGTAACATGTTCGATGGGACCAATACTTCATCGCCATTCTCGATTGGCTCAAAGCCTAGGATCGCTCGCTTTTCATTGATCGTATGGATGGTCGACGCCATGATGGCGTCCCACTGCAATGCTCGCTGTGGTGCTAGAGCTGGGATTGCGTCTTCATCGATCTTCAGGCACATGTTCTTGCCGAAGCGTGGCACCAACCAACGATTCAGTTCTTCCAATAGATGCTTGGCGTGCGGAATGACCGTATCTTCGTAGAATGACTGCTTTGCCTGTGCGTAGTTGCTGAATGTGTTGTCGCCTGGAAGATTTAACAGCATGGGAGGCATACCCATTGCAATTGCGATATCGCGCGCTACTGAATCCTTGCCTTGTAGGTAGCCAAGTTCAACAGGATTTAGCGATAGCTCCTGCCACGTAAGGCCACCGCCAAGGACAGGGACCTTCCCTGCATTAGCGCCGCCAGCGAACATTCCCTTGATCTGCTGCATCAAGTATTCGACTTGATCCTGTGAAAGTGTTTCGTCGGATTGAAGAACACCAGATGGACGAGCACCATTTTTTATCAGTGCATGGTTCCATTTGACGCTATCGTTGTGTGTCAGGACCGACATCCATGCCGAGCGGACTGGACTCAGGCCACGTCCATCCATGTTTTCGCTTAATGGTGCGTATGAATAGATATGCAGCAAGTCGCACTTGCCGGTCAAAGGATCCACTGGATAAGTTTTCGAGTTACCTGTTTCAACACCACCTGGCGTATAGACGTATGCCTGTGGAAGACGGCTGTTGCCGACAATGATCTGTACCATGTCTGGACGCTGGAGCCATAGACGGCCTGGTGCTTGTCCATTACCGACGCTGACCAACTCAATGAACGTATTGCCATCCAGTAGGTAGTCCGCCATTGCTTCACTGAAGAAGGAATGTTTTGCCTGCTTTGGACCTGCCCCGTTTCGGTGGACAGTTTATCGTCTTAGTTTCTTGACTTCGTCTTCATCCAAACTCTGCTACAGGCGCAGTCTGCCGCCGAAGGCGGTAGAAGCTC